CGAAATTGTAAATTTAAAACCATCTTCATGCGCTGTACTATTAATAGTCGCTGCAAAATTTTGTTTATTTGTTCTTAAATAATAAACAACTGACCAATCTGGACTTGATATTGGATTACCAAAATGATCTTGCGTTGCATTGAGTGTCCACTGGATATAATCTCCAGCGATAATTTTTTTTGGAATAGTCACAGATTTACCATGATGAAATAAATTTTGGCTTTTGAGCCTTCTTTCTAGATCTTAGCTCACTAATATAGTCTTTTTCACCCTTATTTTCCTTTATTTCGGCCTTAATTCGTCCTCTTTCCTCATAATTATCCCAAATTGTCCTTCTATCTCGCTTTTGATAAAGTCGTTGTAATGCTGCATAAGCATAAACAGTACAATCTAAAACCTCATTTCTTGCTGAACTTTTCTTTACCCATTCTCTAACTGGGAATCCTTTGACATATCTAATAACTTGTTTTTCTGCTGTTAATTGTTTGAAATATTCTTCGTCTGCGTTCATATTAAAGTGTAAATAACCAGCACCTTCCTCTACATGACGTAATCTTGAAAATAATGTAGTTTTGATAGTATCTGTTCCAACTGTAAATAATTCCGCACCTCTTTTAATAGTTCTACCTTTCCAGTTTAAATCTAATTTTTTTCCTTTACTTATTGGTATTTGATTCTTTTGTGATGAACCTTTTATAGCTATAACTCCATGTTTTCTTCTGTCTCTTGTATAGGCATAAACTTCAGAAGTGTAATGTCCTCCAGAGTCAACAGCAATTATATCTGGTGTAAAACTATTTCCTAATTCATGTCTAAAAGGTCTAAGTAATAATTGATCTAATTGCTTCCATAATTCTGTTCCGCCGGGATCTCCATAGATTTCTTGATGGTCTATAAGCCAGCCTTCTTCACCTCTACCCCATCCCCAGACAGAAATTGCAAGCCTATTATCCTGTACGTCAACACCCGCAGTAACTACAACAGCTTTTTCTGGTATCATATTAGACTCATAAGACTCAACCCTTTCCATTAGCACATCTGCTTGAACTTGAGCTGCATAATTTTCTTCCCAAGTCTCTGCAAGCACTGTGTTCACAAAGGTTTTCAATCTTTGTGGATCTGCTTTTGCTTTTATAAAATCGTCAACAATTTCTGCCCATCCTTTCCAACCAAGGGGAGAATATAAACCATTTAAGTGAAATCCAGCAGTTTTTCCATCACTTGCTGCTGTTGCTCTCCACTCTCCTTTTTCTAAAAAATAAGGTTTAAATTTTTCTTCAAATTTTTTGTTGCAATGTTCGCACTCATATTTTGCAGTTTTTGGATCGTTATTTTCCCACTTCATTTGACCCCATTTAAGATATTGATATTCTCCGCAGTGGGGGCAAGGAATATAATATTTTCGTTGATCCGATTCTAAATATTCTTGTTCTATACGACTAAAATCTTTGATAGTTGGTGTTGAGGTTAATAATATTTTTCTTCTACTAAATGTCATACTTCTTTTTTCTGCCAAACTTACAGCATCTCCTTCATTGTCTAGATCTTGCGGAAATGAGTCCACTTCATCCATAAAAATATACCTACAAGGCATTGATCTGAGTCCTGTAGCACTATTAGCACCTGTTAAAACCATAATCCCGCCCGGAAAATCTTTACTGAACATTGTGTTGCCAGAATCTTTGCTTCTTGCTGGTGCTACTAATTTTGAAAGTATTGGTGTGTCATTTATTAATCCTTCTAATCTTTGACGACTTAATCTTTTTGCCATTTCTAAAGTCGGTTGAACACAAAGCATGGCTCCCGGCGAGTGAGAAATTATATAACCGAGCCAATTTGAACCCGCCTCAGTTTTTCCAAGTTGTGAGCCAAACTGTAAAACAACTCTTTGAACTGGATCGTCTGTACTTAATTTATCCATAGGCTCACGCAAATAAGGTGTCCTTTCTGTTCTCCACTTCCCCGGCTCAGAGCTGGATTTGCTACTTAATACTCTATGCAAATTTGACCACTGACTAACAGTTAGTGCTTCTTCAAATTGTAAATTAGTGATGCAATCTTCGATTAATTGTTTAACTAATGTCAACTCCCTTAAGCCCCTCCAAGCATTGACGGATCTCTTGCAAGATAATTGAATGTATCTTAGCTTGATCGGTTTCGGCTGCCACAATAGGAGCAATCCGATCTGGAATTGTTCTCAAATTATCTCTTACAACTAAGTGTAATTTTGCTAACTGTAATTTCAACTCGTCTAATGGTACTAATTTTTTTGATCGTTCTTCAAATTCTAATTTTGTTATTCTTGCTGCGTACATCTCTCTAATTGCTCTGTTTGCTGCTAATGACGGCAAAGATTGTTGATGTCCTGTTGCTAAATTTAATTTTTGAACATTTGGTTTTCTATCTGGTACTTGTAATCTTTCTTGTAAATCTTTGTCTGCTTGTTCTGCATCAATAACCCATTTTCTACCTTTTCTTATTGCACTTGGAATCATACCTTGTTGAAGGTATTTTGTTACCATTGCCCCTGATACGTTTCTATGTTTAGCGTATTCTTTTGCATCCATTTATTTTCTCGTTGTTTCAATTGGATACCAAGCCTTTGAATATTTGTAATTTTTAATATCTTTCGCTTCAAAAACTCCTTTCTTGTATAAAAGGTCGATTTCATCACGATTTGCTCCTATTTCTTTTGCCACTTCCATAGGATCTAATTTATGAACATCAATAAGCTCTTGGACTATAGAACTCATTTTAAAAGCTATGTGACTTCCTTTTGCTCTGTTAATTCTAATAGTTAATAACATTGCTTGCGGTCTATCAAGTTCTAATACAACACATGGGCATTTTCCTTTGTATTTCTCTTTGATCTCTTTACTGTCTTGAGCTAATTTTGCTCGGTGAAAGCCATCTATTATTGTTCCATCTTCGAGAATTAAAACTGGTTGAATCCATCCTTGCTTTAAAATACTTAGTTCTAACAATTTGAGTTCTTTATTAAAAACAACATTAGGGTTGTAGTTGTTAGAGTTCAATTCGTTTGCAACTCTCCACTCAATTTTGTCGATAGGATCTGTCATTTTTTGCTCCATAATTTAATTAATAGTTCTAATTCTTTGATACGCTTTTTTGCGTATTCTGTTTTTTCTTTCGTTTTCATCTTTTTTTGCGTTGTTTTTTGTTAAGGGGCATGAGGGTTCTTCTATATCTTCCGCTTCTAAAATGTTTAAAAACATAATCTGGAGGATATGCACCCTTATCAGCAATCCTCCTTCTCATTACACTTTTTAATTCGTAAAAAGCAATTTTCTGTGCGTTTGGTTCTTTTATATTTTCTTTTATCCACTGTTTAATACCTTCAAAACTCTGCCCATATTTTAAAACTTCTTTTTTTCTGTGAGCATTTGTGTCTTTATAATATTTCTCTTGCAGAATCATATCTGGAAACAGCTCGATAACTTGTTGATATAAGACAGGATCTACAGCTCGCATTGTTTCAAATTTTTTTGCTTCTTCTGCAATCGTTGGAGATCCAACTCTTAAGCCATGATTTGCGTATGTCTGCCAATCATAAATTTTGCAGTAGTCAATTTTTTTATCGTAAAAATATTTGAATATATCGTTTTCTTGCCAATCAAATATCGGTTTACATAAGTTAATCTTTTTAGACGTACTAGCGTTAATATAGTTGTCATTAAGCTTATTCATACTAGCTCTAAGCCTAGTTAAGGCTTCACTAGCTCGAATACCGTTAATAAAAGCCACTTTACCTTTTAATTGAGACTTATAAGCAATAAATTCGTCAAAATTACCACCATCAAACCTACCTTCCTCTCCTTTCTCTAGTTTGAGAGCATAATCTGGCATTGGTCTATGCTGTTTTCTTCTCTCATCCCATTGACAATACTCTTGAATTTTTCCTAAAACATATTTATGTATAGTGACAGGAATACAATACCAATCTAAATCTACCCAATCGTACTCACGATACTTTGCAACAAAATCTACTACGCATTGATGGATAATTTCTGGATCTCGGTGTATAACTTTAACTTTTTGTAAACCACGTTCTTGAGCTACCTCCCAAACTAAATGAAGTGTAGCCAAACTATCTTTCCCTCCACTAAAGTTGACCGCAATACTGTCGTGAAGGTCGTATATGTGATGGATGCGTTTTTTTGCCTCCGTATATACATCTACATCAATAAATTGTTGCTTTCTAACCATTTTTCTCCTCAATGAAATTAATAATTTTTTCTGCTATTGTTGTATCGTCAGGCTGGCTTTGCCTGAGATCTTTTAAAAAATCGAACCAGATTTGTTGCTGTTGTTCGTTATCAAAAATAATATTGTATTGAATAACTGGCTCTCCGCCTAAACCTCGACTCTCTCCATCTCCATCCCCTTCTGCAAAAGCTGAGTCGTATTCCATAATTTCTCTTATTTCGTCCTCATCCCATCCCAAGATAGAAATATCAAAATCTTGCAGATTTAAAGCAACAATCTCTTCCTGTAAAAGTTCTTCATTCCAACTGGCATTTTCCGCTAATTTATTGTCAACAAGAATATATGCCTTTTTTTGCGCTTCGGTTAAGTGATCCAAAACAACAACAGGAACAACATCTAAAGCAAGTTCTCTTGCTGCTGACAACCGACCATGACCAGCAACGATTCCGTCATTGCTATCAACCAAAATTGGATTTAAAAAACCAAACTCTGTGATACTTGCAGCAATTTGAGCAACTTGTTCTGGGCTATGTTCTCTTGCATTGTTGTCATATGGTTTAAATCTCTTCAAGTTCCACAGCTCAATCTTTTGAGCCATGGAAATATTGTATTTCTTGTTGATTTTTGCTGCATCCATGACCAAACTAGAGTGCGGTACAAGTAATTTGACCACCCTAGCTGCGAATGGCAATTAACCAAAACTAGGGTGAGACGCTAACGAACTTCGGAGGCCGCCAAAAACC